ATGCACTGTCTGATGTTACTGCTAATTCAATTAATTTGTCTTCAACTCTTAGCGTACTAACATCTAAACTAGTAGTTTCGCCCTGAACCAGTAAATTGCCCGATATCCTAATATCTCCGGCAAAATCGAAATCATACTGAGGCGAAGGTTGCCAAAATCCTATTCTACCAGTTTGGGTTTTAATTGTAATTGCATCTCTGGTAGTCCCGTCTTGGTTAACTTGAATTCGCAAGTCTGAATTATTCAGTTGATTTTTTAACAATACATCTGTGCTTAAAACTTTTATATTAAAGTCACTGTCGTCGCCAACAATTAGTCCATTATCATTTTTAACATGTAATGTACCAGTAGTTGTATTATTTTTAGAAACTTGCATAAAATCATTTGGAGTAAACGGATTGTCTGTGCTGTCCAACAGGTTGTATGTAAAATCTGCTGGGCCATAGAAAGCAAAATTAGCATAGTTGGTGTTGATGTTTACACCTACTTTAATTGATGTTCCAAAGCCTTCTAAATACCTTATATTGTCAGATATGTTTGCTGCTGTAAATGTTTCTTTACTATATAATGCTACCGGTGTTCCGCCTATCATCATACGAGAAACTGTTTTGTTTATACCAAATATATCTTTTAATGTAATAACAGACCATCCAGTTTCACCTTGGTCTACTGTGTAAACAGGTCCTGCTAAAATTATGTCCGTTCCGTCACTGAAGTAAATTTGGTTGTTTCGACTATCTATCCAAATATCGCCTGCTAACATCGACGGCTGGGTTGCTGCAACAACAGTTGTGTCTGTAGATTTCCAATCTTCGCCGTTGTATACTCTTAAACGCCCTTCGCTGGTATCATACCATAGTTGTCCAATCAATGGATTAGCTGGTGGTGCAACGTTTTTAAAATTTTCTAAAAGTCTTACAAAATTTTCATTAAACTGCTCTCCATAACCTGTGTAGTTTCTTCCTACTAATGTTAGATCAGTTGTATCAGTATCTATCTTACCGTCTATCAGATCAACTAAGAGTGTCCCGTCAGTTGTATTAATCTTATAACTCATTAAACGACTCCTGTATAGATGATATAATTAATTGTTAAAAATGGCGGTACTGTTGTGTATTTGTCTTGAGAAGACCACCCATCAATGCTGCCTGTTATTGTTAATCCAGAACCAGCGGCGCCGCCGGTGATACTTATATTAGTTGTATTAGAATCCGAAATGCTAGTAACTCCGGTGATTGCATAGAACTGAGTGCCATTGTCTCCCATCAACGAATGTCCGTGATCTGGCAGATTTGACAGACTGATATTACTGCGCTGTGCGCCGCCTACTGCGCCTAATATCGATGCTGCGCCGTCATTGTAGATTCTATCTTCGTCTGTAGACAATGTTCTAGTTGCACCGGCTAGATTTCCCACGGTGGTGCGTCCTCTAGCATCTGGAAGATTAAAGTAACCAAGTGCAATACTGCCACCGTATGTAAAACCAATAAGCGAAAACAAGCCTGCATATTGTGTGTCTGTCAACGATATGGGATCGCCGTTACACAATCTCCAGCCGCTGGGCGCTGTAGCTGCTGCGTACGGCATCATCATTCCGAGTGCAAAGGTTGGGACAGTCGATGCAATTGCTGCTACTGTGCTGATATAAAATTCATTTATAGTCTGCGTGTCACCAATTTCGGATGTGGTTTTACGTATTAATACTTGTTCAGTGCCGGATACACTATCAGCATACGATGATTTACCAGTAAAGAATGAATCGTTTAATGCAACATTAAATGTTTTTGTTAGGCCGCCGCTTTGACCGTCAAATGTTACTGGCGACGTTGTTGTAACATCTCCAGTGATTGAAAACGTAGTTGTACTGTTTAATTTTCCAGAACTACCGGATGTACCAGTTACATTTCCTATTACATCACCTACCAAAGATCCTCTAAATGTGTTGGCATAGATATTGTTGTATACTAAATTGATAGATCCGATATTTCTTGAGTTAGTAACGTCAGGAGTGATGTTAGTGCCAGATATCGATCCAACTGATGAAAAGTTTCCGCCAACATTTAAGTTTTTAGCAATCCCAACACCGCCTGCTGTAATCACTGACCCTGTACTTATATTTGTGCTTTCTGTTGTATTATTATTAATAATTGTTCCAGAAGCTAAAATATTACCTGTAACATCTAATGCTTCTTGTGGAGATTCGTTGAGTATGCCCACTTTACCATCATTTTTAATTCTAATAGCAGTGGTATTACCTTGTACTCTAAGAGCAATATAACCATCATTGGACTTGTTGGTAATCAACGAGTTACTACCTGTAACACTAAACACCAATGTTTGTGTTTCACCGATGTCAATGCCACCATTGTTTCTAACTCGAAGAGGTTGTAAAAAAATGTTTGTTGCGTTTAATCTTGCAAATTGTGCTCCAGCAACTGCGCCCACTGTATCGTTGACATATAGTGTTTCTGCTTTCTGCGATGTTCCGTAATACTTGCCTGCTGTTCCGCCAATATTGCTAGAAAGATTATGTCCAGGATATATAACACCAAACCCCGGTATGGTCAACTTAGGTGTAAATTGTGTAGAGCTAATAATACTCACAACAATATTATTAACATAATTTAGTATACAAGGAACTGAAGCGTTAACAGTACTAATAATTGTTTCAAATCGAGAACCTGTGCCTGCGCCTTCAGCGTAATCTGGACCAACTAGTGTCCAGCCGCTGCCACTGTACAAGTAAACTTGTTGGTTACTTGTGTCCACCCAAAGATCTCCTATGAGACTTTGTTCTGCGGCGGGCTGACTGCTTCCTTTTTTGACGCCGCCAGCACTGACCCAATTGGCTCCATCGTAAAGTTTTAATTGATCTATACCGGTTGTGTTATCATACCATAACTGTCCTTCAACTGGATTGCTAGGACTGGTAGTATTGGCAAAATTTTCTAACAAGTGTAAGAAGTTTTCTAATACGTTAGTTCCGTAATCGGTAAGGTTACGGCCCGGAAGTGTCAAGCTAGTTTCGGTATTGGCTGTTTGATCCTCAACTGTTATACTTCCTTTGTTAACACTGTCAGTAAAATTTATTTCATATGCCATTTATTATACCTCGTTGAATCCGCTTAGACTTTGTACTCTCACAGTGTAGTCAATCTGAATTAGTCTGTTTAAACTTTTCTGTACTGGATGAAAAATAACATGAGTTATCAATCTTCCTGCGCCTGAACTACTGTAACTACGAAGACCAAGTTCGTCGAATACATACAACTGCTCAGTATCACCAGCAGTATCAAAAGCGTCTTGGCCGTCTGGCTCTCCATAATCTAATAAACAACTTACAATAATATCGGTATAGTTGGTACCTGCAACATGCCTGATTTCTGTTTTATTTCTTGTAGGATCTAGATTATTAACACTAGTGTCATCTACAACCTTAGTATAAGTTTGGTTATAAAGACTTGCATTAGTACCAGTAGTATTAGGAGTTAAGTATGTTATGATTCCAGTTGGGTCAACACTGGTGCCGCCGTTTCCGAAGCTCATTTCATAAATGTATCCCTGGCCCTGATTTGCAAGACTTTCTGCTAACGCTAAACTCATATTTTCATAATGAATTGCATTTCTCTTGTTTATAAAAATTTCGCCTGTAGAAGGATCATGAATTTTAATATGACCTTCTACATGTATTCCGTTTAGTTCATTAATATCTGTCATGTTTACACCTTATACTGTATTTATTTTGGTAAGCGAATTGTTGCTCTGCGTAAGAATCTGCTTATTGCATTATCTGATTGTGCTAGTGTTTTATTTGGTTCGTTCCAGACTTGACCAATTTTTCTTACAACTTCAATGCGCTGATCGGCCCAGCGTTCGGGTGCAATTATTTCACCAGTTATTGTATCTCTGGGTTCGATGTAAAGGTTGTTTCCATCAATTCTAAAGTCTGCAGAAATAGTGATATTACCTTCATTACTGTCTTGTGCAAGAGTAGGCTGATAAACTTCAATTGCAGTATTTCTTAATCTACTGCCACCTAAGAACACATCTATTTCGTTAACACTCCCAGGCACAAAATCCAAAGAATATTCAGTACTGGTTCCGTTTGCTGTCATTGTTTGTCTCAGTATTCTATCTTGGTATGTAATAGTTTCTTCGGGACCTTGTCCTAACAATTCTGTGCCTGTGTCGTAGATTGTTTTGACGCCGGTGCCTAATGTTCCTCTTCTCAGCTGCAATAATGCGTTTCCTTTGATCTCAAAGTATTCTATACGTTCGCCTTCAATGAACAACACGCCTGGAATATTTTTGGCGCGGTTGGGTTGGAAAATTCCTGTGGTGTCATCAAGTAAAATTCGAGCATCGTAGTAATTAAGCGGAGTTGCTAATACATAGCTATTGTCTTGGTTGAGACGTTTGTAGTGTGTTCGGTTGAGCATGTCTTTGAATATACGATATCCGTATTTCGGAGTTGACGGTGCAGTACCAAATTGTAATACATCAATTCTATCATTTTCGGACGGAACAACTTTTAATTGCACGGCATCGAGAGAATCAACAACTGTATAATCTACATACGGTGTTAATAGAATTCCGTTTATTGCTACCCATGCATATGGAGTTCCGTAAACAGGCTTTCTTAATTGCAATATTCCTCGTGTTAGCAAGTTTCTCTTAACATATTCGTCTGTACCTTCGGCTACTGTAGTTTTTGAAAGTACGTCGTAGGTCATACGAGAAAAATTATTAATATCATGATTACTAAATGTGTAAATTTCGATGTTTTCACCACTGCTTGGCGGCACGGCAAATGTTAAACTGTCGCTTTCAACATAAAATACATCAGTAATTTTTACCTGTGTACTATCATTATCTGCAATATCAACCACAAATTCAGGATCTTTTATAAATGCATTTCTAATATCAGGTCTGTAAGTTTCGATAACAACGCTGTTACCAATGACTGATTTTACAATACCAATATAAACTTCATTGTCGTCAGTTGATATCATTCTAAGTTCTGCCCCTACTGTTGCAAATCCTTCGATATCAATTACACTGCTATCGACACTCTCAAAATCAATTTGTGTATCTACAAAGTAATAATCGGCGTCGGAGATAACAAAAATATCCAATTTGCTTCCGATTGCTGCAACGTCATTTCTTAATATACGAATTCTACTGTTTACAGGATCATATGTTACTTGTTCTTTTGTGAGTCTAACACCATCTGAATATACAATAACTTCTGCCGACGGAATATAAGAAGGACCTGTAAACTGCCAAGATTCAATATCGTAATCGCGTTCTGTTGTTGCAGTATACGAAATACTATATCCCGGATTTAAAATTCGATTGTTGCTCTTAACCAATATGTTGTGAGAGAACGGTCTTGCATTAAAAGGAATAGGACCGTCTACATTGAACTTGTGATAATTATTTTCACCGTTTGATTCAAATGTATTATCAATTTGCATTCTGCTGTAAGTTTGCAATAGTGAATCGTAAATAGTGTATTGAATTAAGTCATTTTCAGTAACATTGTTATTGATTATAGTAACTTGTACACGACCCGTAGCATTTTCAGTAAGTGTATAATCTACATCAGGAAGTGCAACAACTCCATTTATTGTCATAATTGACGAAAGTTCTTCGCTGTAAACTGCTGCGGTGTCGTATGCTATAGTGCTACCATCATACACAATTGTATCAGTGTCAATGATATCAACACCATTGGTGCCTATGGTTGTAATTGTTAGATTATCCCCAATAGTACTATCGTCTAGAGTTAGTGTTTGAGCATTCCAATTTATTGAATAAAGCAACGAATCTAAAATAACACCGTCCAGTTTAACAATAACACTATCGCCTGTTTGCGGAATTTGAGGCAATGCAAATTCCGATGTGGTGCCGTCGATCTTGTAACTTGCAACCCCGATAATACCAACACCGTCGCTAGGTCTATGATACACTCTAATATCCAATGTGTCCATTAGCTGTCCTGGTACTAGTTCCTCTGGTCCTTTGCTGGTTGTTTCTGTAACAAGGCCGTCGCCGTCTACTGTTATATCTTCGCTTGTTAATCCAGTAGCAGTTGAGTATGTTAGATTACCACTGCTTAGAGCAGTGTCATAGCTATTCTCAGTAGGAGTGAAACTGCCGTCGCTGGTAGATTTTCTAATCACAACAATATCATTTGCACTAGTTGGAATTAATGATGTATCTATTTCAACTGTGGTTGTTATGCCGTCGCCGATTATTGTTTGCATTACTGCATTAGGGTTAGTAACAGCACCACTACCGCTATAATTAATGTCGTCGAGGCGAACATTATTTAGATAGAAATTATACTCAACTTCAGTTTCTAACGGACCAGCAAGCTCGAATATACTAGTACTGCCGTCAAGCACAAATATTTCGTCTTCATATGTATTGTCAAAAGTATCCCACCGAGTAGAACCAAATCCCTGTCCAAATTGTGGATCTGGATCCCATCCTTGAATATTGCCAAAATCTATACTTTCATAAATTGAACCACTGTACTCTACACCGTCCATTAACTGTGCTAAGTCTTTGCCTGGCATACCGGCAGTTGAGTTGTAAAATGAATAAATTCTATCTGCTGCGTCTAGCATCACAACATCTTTTTTATAGCTAATAGTTATCACACTGTTCAGCGCTGGTGCGTTAACAAACTCAACTTTTCCTAAATATCTATCATAGCTCTTAGTTGTATCAGATACATTAGATACAGCAAATGCACTACTCAATTGAATTTTATTATCTACATAAACAACAAAACTATCAGTTTTAATATTCATTGGCCATTTGAGATTGAATATTTCTTTTGCGCCAGTACCTGTAAATGTTTCAGTAACATTTAAATCAGTTAACAAATATGTACCTTTGATTCTATCAAATTTGATAATCAAGTGTGCTTTTCTTACGACGCCATTGCCAAGTATTGCAACTGCTTTAGCCGGAGTTCCACCTTCTTCTAATGTGCCGTCGATAGTAACAGTTGGTGCTTTATAAACCTTGCCACCTTTATTTGTAAGTTCTATAGTAGAAACTTTGCCTCGGCTTAGATATGCCTTGGCCGTTGTGCCGTTATTTTCGGAGATTGTTACAATTGGTGTTTCTTTATATCCAGAGCCGCTGTCTGCAACACGTATTTCAACTACGTCATATCCGTTGTTGTCAACCCAGCTCTTGTAAGGATAAGCCATGTATTTTTCAACAATATCGGTTATTGCATTCTGGTTTTGTTTTGCAGCAATTGTTTCAATTTCTTTAGTTACAACATTGTAACTAGGCGGTACATCGAAGTCAGTTGTTAAGCTTGCAGTCGATTCAAGCTGGTTGTAAGAACTGATGTATTCTCTAATTTTTGAACTAAATGGCTTGACTTCGTTAACATAATCTTCGTAGTTTTCCAAGTTGTCGTTTTGGAATGTAATTTTTTGTGCAAGAGTGCCAAGGTTGTGCTTTGCTCGAATAAAACTGGTTTTAAATGCCCAGTCAATATTTGATTGTTCGCTAAATGCATAACGCACACTTGCAAAAAATGTATTATTGTATTCTACTGCTAAATCGCCTACAAATATATCATCTCTTAGTGCAGCTAAAATATTTCTTAATTCTGTTACTGGTTCTCTATCGTAAAACGCAGCATCATAAATTAATGCATCATATCCACTTGTAACTGTTGCATAATCATAAAGCCTAGTTGCTAACTGTATTGTACCGTTTTGTCGGCCAATGGTTTTGTAATTTATTGTATAATCCTCAACTGGTTGGTTATTGATTTTTTCAAGTAACAGCCAACCGCCAGTTCCAATTGTGGTGATTTTTACAATATCACCAATTGAATCGTTTAATGCAAAAAGTTCATAACTTTGATCTACAATATGAGTAATTGCAGTTAATTCACTATAGCCTGTTGCATACCAGTCTTTATAATTCCAATAATTTGTTGTGTTAAATGACTGATTATCATTTCTTTCCCAAACCTGAGATGCCACGTTCCAATTGTATATTGCCCAGCGACCATTAATTTCTGAGTCACTGTTTACTAATACACTAAATTTACGTACAAACAATGTTGTGTCGCTACTGTATTTTTTACCTTGATTTTTTACAATTACATTAGTAACATGACCGAGATTGTTGATTTCTGTTTGTAATATTGCTCCAGATCCAGTATCGGTGTTTATAACAATACTTGGCGGAACTTTATAACTTCTTCCTGGATCCTCAATAGTGACACTAATAATTTTTCCGTTTTCAATAACCGGAGTCAGTGTTGCTTGTTTTGATTTTGCCACTCCAACAAAACGTAAATCATCAACGGTGTCTACAATCGAATCATAATTTCCGCTGGTAATAATTGGAGGTTCGTCCTTTAACATAAGTTGGTCAATTACAAAATTGTCTACTATTTGATTTTTAATCAGTACATCGTTGACTCGTTCAACAAACTGCTTAACTGCTTCAAGTCTATTAACAAACATACTCTGTCTTGGATTATTCAATATACCATATTTTTGTTTAGGTGATAGACCAGTATCCGGAACAGGATTATTAGACAAATCATACCCAACCAAGCTATCATACCATTTTTGTTCGATTTCTGAGTTTGGTTTAGATACGTCTAGCCCCTCGGTTAATAACTGATATTCTCTGTGTATATTGGTTTCTAGAGTTTCGTTTCTTTCAAACTCAATATGTAACACGGTATCGGTGCCACTTATTAGACTTTGAATATTATATAGAGCAAATTTATTTGTGTCGAGTGGTGCTAGATATCTATATCCGCTAGCAGCAGGATTTCTAATTAATTGCTCTATATCATACGAACTCAAACGTCTTTTGATATTTGTAGGAACAACTCTATTGTTCCTTACCCAATAATAATAATAAGTAGTTGTCCTGCCACTGATGGTATCAATATCAGTTGAAGAGCTATAAATTGTATCGTTGTACTTTGGAGTTCCGCTAATGCCTTTGACAAATCCTTCATTGGTGTCGGCTTGGTTGCGCCACTGCGACGGTGTTAACGTAGTTTTGACCCATTCGTAAATTTCAATACTGCCAGAATCAGCCAAGGAATTCCAATTGGCTGCTCTGTAATGTATATTGTCTTGATAAGGGTTTATCCATGTTGCACTGTCAATTGCCCACCATAGCTTTCCTACATAACTGTTTGTCCAATTCGAATTTACATCAACAGTTATACCAAATCTATCATTGTCGTTTGAACTATAAATTGCAGGATCATAAAATGTTTTAAATGAAATTTCTTGTTCTGCTGCGCCTGGTATTTTTCCTTGTCGTGAATCAACAACATCAAGATTAGCAATAATATCGTTAGTTTCTTTGCTGTACAAGAATACTCTAGAAATTTTATTTAAATTAACTTTTCCTGATTGTGCAGTTACTAGTTCCCAACTATTTTTGTTTATAGGGGCTCTCATGTCAACTAACATACCCAACGAACTGTCCTCTGAACTAATGTAGCCACTTTGTAAAATAGTGTCTGCATCGTCTGCTGGATTTATTTTAGGAAACCCTATGTACACATGATTATTATTTAATTTAAAGTTTGAAATATCGTTAAACTTAGTATTTCTATTATAAGAAAGATCTTCGCCGAATACAAAAGAATTACCTATTTCTTGGAAGATTGCAATTCTTCCAGTGTCTTTAGTAACTGTAATAAACTGTGTGTTGTTGCCATCATATGTTGTCTTAAATGTATTTTCTTTACTTGTTTCGTCTAGTACATATCGTGAATAAATTGGATTACTAAATCCATCTCTTGTAATCATTACAAATTCTGGTTGAGAATATCGATCAAAAGTAGTGGCTACTCTCTTGTCTGTATTCTTGCCGCTGATTGCTAGTTTGCTGTTGCTAAAACTAATTCCAGTACCAAATGCTTCGTTTTCTTCTGCAAAAGGACTTTGTAATGTTTGTACCAAATTGTACGAAGAAATGTTGTTTGAGGTTGTTTTTTCATAAATGTATACAACTCCTTGGTCTATTCCTCTATTATCATTTAATGGTGCAGCAATAGCAAGTTTGTTACCGGTATTGTTAAGAGAAATAACATACCCAAATCCGTCGACACTATCGTCAGCATCAACATACTGAAGGAACGACCAACGACCCGATTGGTTTTCAAAAATTGAAACTCGTTCTGTTTTAATTGTTGTATTCTGTGCTAATAGCCCATAATCAGCAGAAGCTGCAATTGAAATAATATCGCCAAAATCGTTAACATCAAATTTTATACCAATATTAGTCGAAAGATTGTAAACAGTGGAATCGTCTTTGTCCGAAGCAAGGTACAAATCATGTGGAATATATCCTGTATATTCAACCGAATCAATGGGTGTCCATTTTAAGCTAACTGTAGGATTTTCAGTAACGCCATTGGTTGTTGCTCGATAGAGATTTCCGTTAAGAAACACAATCTCGTTGTCGTTATATGTTACACTACTAGACCATTCGCCTTTGTAATTTCTATCTTTGGTGTTGCTCCATGCCGAGCTTGTGTCAGTTTCGAAGAAATAAATTTTACCTTGATCGATTCCAGCTTCGCCCGGGGCGCCGACAAATAATTTAGTAGTACCATACGAGGTTTGTCTTAGTTCAACTTTGTATCCAAAACGCTCTTCGGCAGTCGGAATTGGACTCATTATAACATGTTCTAAATTATAGTTATTTGTTATTGGATTTATTTTATAAAGATATACCACACCCTGATTGGTTAACCCACTAGAATTTCCAGCACTATCAGTTTCTAATAGATAGACAGGCTCCCAATCTTGTGTTAAATTTGTAATTGTACTGTTGTCGCCGTTTACAGCAATTTTAGCACGCCACAAAGTTCCGCGATCACTAACAATATCGCCTGCTGCATATGTACCAGTTGGTGTCAATTCGCCAACAAATTTTGTTAATGCGTTACTAGCATTAGGTGTACCCACTGCAATATAAACAGAATCTGCACTAATAGCTACGTCAAAACCAAATAACGAATCTTTATCAATAGTATTGTCAGGAATGAGAACTTGAGATAAATCTTTTGTAAAACTTTCTGAGTTACGCTTGAGCACTCGAACGGATTCGTCTCTACCGAATAAAAAGTTGTCAATAGAGTTTACTACCATAGTAGTATTAAATTTATTAACATCAAAACTTGATGCAAAGCCGTCGCCGTCGCCTGTTGGGTTTAACGTTTCTTCTTGCAGTGTAAATATTTTTTCATTTGAATAGACACCAAAGTTTCCATCGCCTTTGTTATCAATCCATACTTTATCGTCGAGATTTTCAATTATGTTTTGAATATTTAAATTTAAGTCATTTGCATTAACAAAGCGTCGTTTAACAAACTTGCTAATTCCGCCGACGCTACTGTCGTTGTACTCTTCTTCACTGATAGTAGTAGCAGTTAATATAACAACTTGATTTAAGAATACTTCTTTAACTTTGAAAAATCCATTGATTCCTGTATAATTAGAACGAATTCCGATAATATCATCAGCAACAAAATCAGTAACATTATTTTCAAAATATACTGTAAACCCTGTGTTAGGGTCGGTTGGTTCAAAATCAATTTCTCTATCATCTGGCAACAAAGGAATAATATTAATGACAGAATTTTCAACTGCTACATTTCTATATACATTCCAGTCTCGATCTTCTCTTAATATCCAAACAAAGTCTCCTACAGAAACACTTTCAATTGGCAATAATGTTAATTGTTCTTTGACAATTGAAACAAAATTTACATCATTTTCACGTACATATCCGCTGTCAAAACCGATAACAGAGGTATCTGCCTTTTCAATAAAAATTGAATGGGTATAATCTGTTGGCTTTATTATTGCTGCTTGCGGTGTAATTTCATAAACTAAATCGGTTCGAGTATTACTAATTGAATTTGTCAATTCAAACAGTTGAGGTTCTAAATTAAATTTTGTTTCATCTAACTCGTACTCTACTTCATACGTATTTTCAACCGAACCATATTGTCCTACACGAATTCCCCATTCTTCATAAAATTCTAAACTATCCTTGTCTGCATTACTAAGTGCATCAAACAGCTTTGTTAAACTATTTAATGTGCCTTTGTCCTGTATAAATCCTTGATAAAACTTATATTGACTTACACTATCTGTGATAATGTTTTGAAGGTAATTACGTTTTTGATATCCGATTAAATGCTGACCTAGACGCTGCTGTTCTGTATCAAAATTATCAGTATCAAGATCGTAAAAATCTGCAAACTGATTTACTTTATAATCCCAGTTAGGGTATAATCTAGCAACGGGCTTTTCATTTAATATATTCCAAAAACTAGAATCAAAAATATCTGTACTAGAATGTTTTTTGTTGGCTGCATAGTAAAACTCTTTGTATTTTACAACATCTCCAATTGCATAATCTTTCCATACACTCCACTCGGTTACTTTTGCATCATCGTAAAAGAACCCGGGAATGTACAATCCTCCAGTCCATTCATCAGTACGATAGCCGACTAGTTTTATACGCTCTTGTCTATAACCAGGAGCAACATCGTAGATAGTATCATTAAAAACAGTGTTGTTGTCAATTAAGATAACATGTTCTTTTTGTACTAGAGGTAATTTAGCAAGGTATATACCGTCATTGGTATTCTGAGGCTTGATGCCAAACTCGTTTTGGTTGCTTCTAAAAATATTACTAAACTCAGAATTAATTCTTGTACCAGACCCGCTAAGTATATTCACATCGTAAAAGCCATCAAATATGTCATCAACAATATAATAATCTCTAGAAAATTTAAGTTGATTGGCTGCTGGACTAATAGTTAAAACTGTTCCAATGTCCCAATTTTGAGTTACCCAAAACATAAACTCTTTTAAACAAAGTTTCATATCTTCAAGAGCTTCGGTGTCTCTGTTGTAAAAGCTAAAATCAAACCCTTGATTTATCAAATAGTGCTCGTACCCGAGCATAAAATTTGTAACTTCTTGTACTGAAGCAAGCACCGTACCGTATGGCAGCGAACTCACAGTTGGCGCAAAGTCTTTTCTAAGCAAAGTAGTTATGCCGCCGACCACAGGCAAACTAGGAAGCACTGCAAACTTAGTGACATCAAATTCAACTCCGCTGATGTGTGTAATAATAGTTCTAAAATACTTTCCATTATTGAATACAACATTACCAGCAACATATTGAGTATTACTTGTCCAGTTTACATAAGATTCGCTGACGCCGCCAACTGTAATTGCGCTATCTCTTTGTCTAGCAATTGGTGCATTGTAATTAAACACTGGATCTTCTTTATCATATCCTGTTACAATGTAACCAGTTTGACTTTTTTCGATCATAATGCCGCTGAATACCGGAGTTTCCAAAGGACTGCTTACATTAAAGAAGATTTGATAATTTTCATCAGGAACAAACACGCTGGTTTTGTTCAACGGACTTCTACTATCAAGTACCAATTTTAATTTATTTTTATCAGCAAATCCTCCTAGCTTAACTGCTAGTTGGTTAACACTATTTTTTATCTGAGTTTGATAAGTATCGTATCTAGTTGTTACTTTGTTAACCATATAATCAGCAATATAATTAACCAATCCACTAGTCAAAATCAAAGCATTGTCAGTACTAATAGTTGGAAACACCAAGTCTTCGAGACGCAATCTTTTTGCAGTAGGAGTATAAATTAAATTTCCAACTATGTCTCGCTCAATTCTCGAACAATCAAACCCTAAGCCAAAAATATGAGTCGGCTGCAATATAGTCCAAGCAGTAATCAAACTAAATGGATATTCGCTACTGCGCCTCCACGCTGTTTCTACAGGTGATTCGTCGCCAAACTTAAAGTTATTTTTAGTTGGTACCAAAGAATAATCTTGGGCTAAACCACAATCTACCGGACTTAACAGTCTGCCATATTCGTCTACTGGAATATTAGACAACAGGCCAACACGCTTGAACTTGTTATTTCTTATAAGCGGCTTCCCGGGTTCCTTGATTATTCCTTGTGCAAGATCTGCCCAAAGTATTGTATTGTCCTTAGTATAAGGAGCAGGACCGTAGGTGTCAGTCCACCATGTTGGCTTGATAGTGAATCCTAGCATTTCCCACGGATGTGTGTGAGGACGATCTGTATCAAAATATTTTTTATAGATAGCTCTCCATGTTCCCGGTAACGGATTTCCTGCTTTGTCTCCCATTTCGGAATAATTATATGTAAACCCGTTGAGGTCGTTCCACGAAATATTGCTGCTGTAATCAGGCGAGCCGGCAATTTCTAACCACTGTGCAAAATCAGCTAATAATATATTGTCAATACTATGTTTAGTAAATCCAGTATTTCTATCAATTCCTGATACAAAATCAAATACGTCAATTTTGTCTGCAGAGTACTGACACTTAATATTGTTGTAGATTCTCATTTCTAATTCAAGTATAAGTTCGTCTCTATAATCGCCGTATGCTTTTACCAAGCTACCGTCATGTCCTTGAATCATAGATGTAGTTTCAATGTAAGTGTTGTCTAGAATTAACATAGGTTCAAACAGTGGATACAACCCTAACTTTGTAGGAGTAGGAGGAATATAAGAACCATTGGTACTTTCATATTCGTATACTTCAACAATATCGCCGTCTTGCAGATCTTGTAAAACATATACAAAATTGTCAGTGAACACATAGTCTTTTTTGTGTAGTAACTGTATACTGTTCAAATAAACTGTCACTGATTTGTTTGATAATGTAGTTAAATTAAACGATTTACTCAATGCAAAATAAGCAGGACCGTTGTATTCAACTGTGTGGATTGTTTTTGTTTCTGCACCCACACCTACCATATCACTAAAATAAAATGGACGATACGAAGTTTTAGATTCTGCAAGAGTGCTTAAAATTAAATCAACGTGATCTTTAGCACTGCCGTGAAATCCGGTCTTGTTTGCTTCGTAAACAAATTGTCTTTTAAATTTTGCATACTCTTTTCTAGCAAATTTCAACGACTTTACTATGTTTGCATTTTTATCTGTTAAATTATACAACGATAGATTGAATGGCCCGCTGTGTTGTACAAAACGTTTTCCGTATGCAGTGAGATTGCTAACGTCTCTTAAATTGCTGGTACCAGGAAACACTCCTACAAATTCAGGATGGTCGTCTGTTATACTGTCAATATGATCGTTTACTTCACCAAGAGTAACTTCTGTGATGTTGTTGTTAAGAGGATTCTTTTCAAGGTTAATTGGAATTTCATAAAACCCGTTTGCATTTTTATTTGCACTGCTAAATGTCTTGATCAACAATATATCATCGACATTTAACGAAGTATTAAAATCTACATATGCAATACCATTAATTCTCGAAATCGAGTAATCAATTGTTTCATATTTTCTTGCACTGTTTACCCATACTTTAATAACTAGATCAGTTAAGTTACCACTTTTATTATACACATCAATTGGAAAATTATTCAGTTGTGTATTAAGGGTACGATTTCTAATCACACCTTGAGTACTTTTAGCAACTGCTTTTTTCCAACCATTTTCATAAGAAAAGTTTTCGCCAGTATTGTCAAACTTTTTTACAAAGGCAGTATCGGTATTAATATCAATTTCTATGTCCATGTCGGATTGATAATTAAAGCTATCAGTTAAAAGATTAAAATCAAATACAATATCACCTACGTTAGCAATATTACGGTAACTTAATGCAAATCCTAATTCCGTATCTACTGTGCCATTTCCAACTTTATAGTTGAATATTTTATTTCCTTTGAAACTGCTTGCTGGATAATAAATTTCGTCAGTGTAACTGAATCCGTTTTTGTCAAACAAGTCAAACAAGGGAAATTGATTTACTGTTGTTTTGTCCTGTGAAGCCTTCCAAGAATTTCCATTGTAATAAAACATATTACCCGAATAGTTGTTTCCTTTTAAAACAAGAACAGCTTCGTCTACTGTAGGAATAGTATCTACTGCTTCGACTAATGCAATTTGTCTACGAGCATTGTGTGTAATAAAATTAACTACGTATATTTTACCATTAACTAATATATCAGGATCGGCTGTGAATAACACTCTCATCCCGTCTACTAAGTCAATTCCGTCTACATTATATCCTAAGCTGCCTTCGATTGTACTAAACACGTCATTTGTAAATGTATCAACTAAGTCAATATTTTGTTTTGCTTTTGCGCCGTGCTGAAATAGTTTCAACCCTGCATCAAACTCAATAATAGGACGCTTTGCTCTTGCATCCTGATCAAGCGTTACTTCAAGACCATTTGCTATTGCACTTGCTTCTACTACATCTTTGTGAAACCAACGATTATAACGTGTCCACGGATTTCGATCAGCACTGCTACGATTGATTACAATATAATCTTTTATTCCAGGAAAACTAGTGGCATCCTCAAACGGATAACGATCAAACCCGTAGTTGTCAAACGGAATATTAAATTCACTTGTAAATATTGCAGGAACTTCTAAGTCTTTTTCTGCAACCAATTTAATTGCACTTCCTACACCTTCTACGTACCAGTAACCAGTTTTGTATTTCTCAGGAGATACTACCCCTTGAAAATATATTTTCATTCCGTTGCTAATCTGTGCACCAGTTGACGACTTATAGGTTTTTTTACCTAAAAAATCTTTCTCAACATCAATCGAGGATGCTTCTGTGATTTCGTATGTAGCAATTGCGCCGCTGGTATCAATTGAATTTTCACTGAGATAATAAAGAGTGCTAGGAACGTCGTCTGGCACTACAAATTCTATTACGCCTTTTTCGATATAATTAGCAGTTGTTTCAACTAATTTACCTTCGGCATTGTATTCGTATTTTACAACACCTTTTTTATACAATGTGCTAAAATTTGCAGGATTGTATTCGAGATACGGATCCTGGTCGTTGAATACTCTGTTAAGTGTTAACGCAAAAGGGTGACCGGGGGTGTCGATTTCAAAACGATAAGTTTGTCCTTTGTAGAGTTTTACTGTTGGATTTCTTGTAAATCCGTTTGGTGTAAACACATAAGCATAGTTGTCTGCATCAAATTCAAGACCAACAGTGTATGTACTAACAATAGTTTTTGCTTGTCCAAAAATAGCAACTGGATCAGGTCCCATTGGTAACCAATAATATTCGCGAAAGTTTGCAAACTTGTCCCAGTTTATATGTGGGTTCCATGCATAAAATTCTTGACTGTTTAATACACTGTGATTGCTAGTGGATCCTTTAAAGCTGGTTAATTGCCCTAAGTAATCGTTGTAATCTTTGTAAAATTCAACATTGTTTAAATTATCTTTGTAAACCATTACAGGCTCAAACTGATAGTTTTCTCTCGATGCAGAAACATCTGATAAAAAGCTGTCTGCTGCTGTTGTAGCTCTAGCGTATCTTCGGCCAGCAAAACTGTTTATTTTTTCAACAACACCAGGCTTAATCATCTGATCGATAGTTGAATTTATAAATTTTTTATTGGTGTCTGTTCTAAAATACTTTGGAAGGAAATTTGAAGCACTGATATCTCCAGTGCCGTTAACAGGTAGGGCAGATTCATTTTGATCTTTATCATATGCCATTAGTAAATAATTCCTCCGGTTGTAGTTGAACTACTAGTTGTTGAGCTTTGAATTCCTGCGTTGTTACTAAATGCTGTAGTAACAATTGCGCCTGCGGCTCTTAATCTTTCTTGTGTGTTTGCCGTTATAAGTTCGATATCATCTACTGTTGCACTGCTAATAAAAATTTCGTCATTTTCACTTTTTACTTCAAATAGACTACCAAAATTTTGACTTGCATCTCTTGGCACTATGACAATACTAACAACATCAGGTGCTAATTGTTTCATAATATACGAAGACAATTCGCTAAAATAAAACGTTTCTCCAAAGTCCCAATTATCTAATGCAAAATATTCATTGATTGCTGTTATCACTTTTGATTTAATCTCATTGTCACTGACTACTCTGTTTTCGTTTTTAACTATTTTAAACACTGCTTGTAAATCTAAATCGCTATTACTTCCGAATAATGTTTTATATTTTACTGGATGATAAATTACTTCATCACTAATACTTTTTACTTTATTAATTTCTGCACCATATGCTTTATATAGCTGATCGCTGCTTGGCGGTAATGGTCTTGTTGCCACTATGTTGTTAATAAACTGTCTAAAATTAGTGTCGTACGACTTTGTTAAAATGTATGTGTCAATAATATTTGTACTGCTAGGATCAATACGAGAATTTTCATCAGCAGCATGTACATATTGGAATTTGATTTTGTCTCTTCCAATATAAGCATTATAATTGTATACTTCGGTTAATGATCTATTAGAACTATCAAGTTTTTTAAATACATCATCTGCTACAAAATAAAATATAGGATTATTTTCTGCTAACAGATTTGGTGATTCGCTAACATTAATAGTTTGTATATTCTCAACCTCGTGGTTGACGTAAACATAAAATTCGTTATTGTTTATTACAGATTTTTTAGTAAAAATGTAATTTGTATTATCTACTATTTCATTAAACAAATCTGGGTTATCTATAATACCGTCGTCGTCATTATCGTAGAATGTTACTTCAACTTTTTTACTGTCAACGTAGCCGCCTGCATCTCTGTACTCTTTAGAAATTTCCCAATCAAAGTCAACTGTAAATGGACTTGTTCCTTGTCCGGCATTAATATTGTTGTTGATATTTAAAACACGAAGTTTATCTTTTACAATTTCACCTGTTTTGCTATCATATATTTTTTTACTACCATCAAAATAAAATCTAACTTCTGCATCACTTTCAAACACATAACGTAATGTTCTGTGTGTAATATTGTAGGATACGCCGTCAGTTTCAAATAACAATAACCAACTGCTATCAATCTGCTGTCCTGACGCGTCTCCTGCTAATCCTAAACTAAAATTAGAATTTACATCAAGATCTTCTTGCAGAATAATATTCCACTGTCTTAGTTCTCTATCATAACGTAACCCAAAACTTCTATAAGCAAATACATTGTCAATGATTTGAGTTTGTACATCTGATATTAAATCTCTAACAAATCTAGGCTTAATAAATTGTAAAATAGAATTAGAAGGAATAATATCATTGAATGTTATTGGACCAGACCCGTCTGTGTTTAGTTCTTGGCCTGTGCCAACTGTACTAATTACCTTGGTCCACAGGTAGCTTGTTTCTCCCTTAACGCCAGATGACAACACTAGACGATCGTTTAAAAATGCATATCCTGCAGGAGCTATAAACTTAACCAAGGCACCAGTTTCTAAGAATCGCAAAGGACCTTCTGTAAAGCTACCTACTGTATAATAGATATTATTTTCATCATATACTCTACCAGTACTCCTGTTAGTGTCCGAGGTTGATTGTTCCCAACGTAAATTAAGTTCAGAATAATCTTGATTTGGATATTCGTTTAGATAAAAGTTCTTTGTACCGATATTTTCTAACAACGGAATGATTGTATTGAAAATAGTTTTTGAAATATCAGTTCTTGTAATAAACTTAAAATTTGTTAGTTTATTCAAGTATTCCTTATATATTACGCCGTCGGTTCCAAATATATTTGTTTTACTGTATTTTCCAGTAGCATCTAAAATATCGTAATATCTACTAATTCCGCTAGCTGTTCTATTGACACTTTTTGTTTTGATAATTTCTTGGCTAATACCTAGTGGACCTAAATTATAATCTTCGGCTGTAATAAGTCTATTTTGAGTATAATATGTACTAGGAGCATTTGTTTTAATACTATCTGTTGATTCGGTTGCACTGGCATTGTCAACTGGAGTTTTTAAATCCATACTTATTGTAAGTGTTTCTGTTTTGCCGGCTTTACTTAGATAAGGCACACGCACACTTATTCCTTGCATACTTGCAGGAGTTATAGTATAATCAGCATTAGCACTTGTTCGGTAATAAACTCTAAACGACCCCTTTGGCAATTCGCCAAATATTCCATCACTAAAAATTAAACTAATTCTGTCTTGTGTTCTTGTTAACACACTGTAAATATTTCTAATGTTTTTGCTGATACTGTTATAAACAATATTGTTACCTTCAACACTGTCAACCTTTGTCCACAATTCCTCTTCAATATTATCTGAATTGAGTTTGTATAACCAAACATCACTGTTGTTTATGTCTGATATATTGATTTCAATTTTTTGATTTGGCACTGGAGAATCGACAATAAAGTCACCTTTTTGAATATTGCCTTGTCTAAAGTGTGCAAAGAATCCAGTGTTAGAACTGCCAGCGCCCTGGCCGTTGTCTCTGTAAATGAATCCAAATTGACTACCTGGCAACGGTGCTTCTTCAACAATATCGCCGGCGCTGATACCAGTGCTGACAATTTCAAAATTTAATGTTTTACTGTTTATTGGTTTTGTGAATGTAAAAATACTACTTTTATCAGTTAAGTTGTTTAGTCTGTATTGTTCAGTTGCAATACCATCTACATTTTCTAATTTAATAGGGCGTCCTATCCGATTGTTTATAGGAAGACTTGCATTTAAAATTTTAGTAAATTGCTCAAACCAATCCGAATTAGTAGTGTCATTCCATGTGATATTTCTGTTGGCTAAATTAACGCCATTGCTGTCTATAATTTGTTCTGTTGTTTTTACACCAGTAAACTTTAACAATCCGTTTGCAGCTTGATTTCTTGTAACATTATAAGATACCAACCGAGCAAGACGAAGAACGCTTTCTCTGCGCTCTGCTAATTCAAGAAAATTTTCTCTTGCATTTAAATCAATACGAAAACTAATATTTTGTCCAAGAAATGCAATCATATCAATTAGCGCAAGATATTCGCTTGACTCAATATAGTCATTGAAATCTTCTGGGTAATTGGTACGCAGATACTCGATCATTGTACGACGAAGATTGTCAAAATCGTAGCTTTTGAAATCTGCATACTTAAAACTCTGATAGATTGTTTTCCAATCTTCAGCTAATAACAGTCTATTTTGTCTATCAGTAGATGACATGCGCACTTCCTCAGTTTATCTAATATTTATCATATTTAAAAAGTGCGTATATTAAATCAAGCCGTTTTTTTGGTCAAAATTAAACTGTAGCTTTTCGCTGATGCTGTATTCTAGATAAGTTAAATCGCATTCAATTTGTATGCCACTTTCGTAACTACTAACTGAAACGTTATTAACTCTTACACGCGGTTCGTGTACAGTAATAATCTGTGTTACATTTTGAACAATAACATCTTTGAGATTATCAGTCAACGGATCGTACAATACATCCCATATGATTGTTCCAAATCCTGGGTTTTCTAATTTTTCGCCTAGTCGTATATGAAAATGATTTACAATGTCTTGTTTGATCAGTGCAAGATCATACAGTTTAAATTCTTTGCTGTCGGGGTTTACTGTGCTGATGCCACGATAAGTTCCTTGAGTTACAGGAGGTGCTTCTCTTTTGAGAGATTGTATTTTTAAGTTCTTGTATAGATTTTTTTCTAAGCTACTCATACCGTATTTACCTATTTTCCTGTTCGACGAGGTGCCGAGAGATCGCTAACTACTCTGCGTATACCTGCTCCAAATCCTTCTTGTCTAAAAGTTTCAATAGGTGCTTGGCGATTCAAATCTAAATAACTACCTGCTGGTGGCAGGGGTCTATCCGCACTGTCTTGCAATGCTTGTCTGGCATTATAAATCAAAGTATCAGTGGCAATATTATTAGTTACAGCCGGAATTCCTGTGTCGTTTCCTGCTGCATCCACGTATGTCACAGCTATAGGACTTAGAGGGGCAACTCCCGGTAATGCAGCACTTGTAGGAAGTACCGCAGGCTGTTGCCACAACGGAATATTTTGAGAATCTGGTATTGTCCAATTTCTTCTAACATGAACTACGTAAAATCTTGGATCAGTTACACTAAACGGCATTTGTGTGACCTTAACGGTTTCAGCCTGATCGCCTCCTACTATTTCTAACAGTTGTGTTGTTTGATTGTATCCTTTAACAAAGCCGATGTGCTGTATATTTGCGTTGCTATTAAAAATTACAATATCCCATTTTCGAACTTTGAGCAGAGGTCCTCTTCGAAAATCTATTGGATTTCCGTAAGATCGATATGCTATAGGTGACATAGTTTGCAAAGAGGTCATTCCACTTTTACTCAGTATATAAGTTGCATAGGCGGCGGCCCAACTGTACTGTCCTGTTCCGCCATCTCTTGTAAATGCGCGGCCTGCTAAATTGTATGCAGCAATAATGTTAGGATTTCCAGGATCAGAATTTTTTGTTCTCCAATCTTCACGAAGTGTTTTATTGATCATAAAATCCAAGGCTTGCCACGATCCTGCTGCCAATCCTGCTTCTAGTACTGCATCGTCTGGAGTGGTTGACCCTACTTCTCTAATAATGTACGGAGTAGCGCCTGCGCCGCCTGCGGCTGCTCGAAATCCAAATCCTGTGCTACCGTTGTTGGCCAAATCAGGAACAATAAAATTACTAGGAGCAGTATTGGTGTTGATCAAATCCTCCAATGCCTTGGTAGCGGCGCCTGCTGCAACTGCTATACCGCCAATGCGTGCTAGTGTGTTGGTAACTCCGAGTATTCTATCAAATAATGATTTCTTTGTATCAGCGCCGCTGGGTTGCAACACTGTACTATCAGTACTATCATCGGGTATTATAGTGCTATCCTCAGCCATTATCCTCTCACCAATCTATTCCATTCAGCGCATACTGGATTTACTAACCATGCGTATTCTCTTCTCAATTTTATTTTTTCATCTTCAGATATGGATTTGGACCAATGCCATATCGAAAGTATGGTTGGGTTCCACCCTACAATTCCATTGTTTGATACAGTAGGATCTAGCTCAAACCCAGGAACATCTCTGTATCTTGATGAATCAGCAATAATCTGACCTAACATATCTACGTGAATTCCAGATATTTGCATATATTCTGTAGCATGGCCGATACCTCTGCCGCCGTGTTTTACAAATGCAGCACAAAATGCTGCAATTTTTCCGCGGCCGTAGTTTGAAGTATTAACTATTAATTCTTCTGTGCCGTTTCGCTTGACAAATAATCTAATATCGGCAGCCAATCCTGTGTCGTGTCGTTCGGTTCCAATGCGCCAACTAGCGCCGTTAGGACGAGTAGCCCATTCGCTGTTAATTAATTTTTGCCATTTTCCGTTTTCGTATCTCATATCAGTTCTAGGAAGACGTGTTCCCCAATCAGACAGCGGTATTTCTCTTGTAAGATCAATTTGTCTTACTGGTTCGTTAGCCATAGAGAAATATTCAATACGAGTTATTCCAGCATCTCTTGCTGCTTTGTTTATTGCCGAGATTAATGCCCTGTTCAACAGATTTAAACGAACTGTAATTATTCCACGTTCAACAGCATGTGGAACATTACTCGAAGAATCATCAACTGGGTCTCCAGGCACAGATGCAGTGATTGGGGCTGTACCATTTGATGTATTAGGATCGGTAATAGGATTAGTTGAGTACCCTCGTGCCCATGCTTGATATAAAGAAACTGCTGAGGCTTC